GTGACTCTGCTCGCACATACAAGCCTTCACTGACTTCTGCTACTGGATCAATTTCTGCATATTGGGATGAGACAGATGCTACTGGACAAGGCGCAATGACAGCCGGATCAGAAGTAACTCTGAACCTCTATCCTGAAGGCGATGGCGCAGGTGATACTTACTACACAGCGTCCGTGATTATCACAGAAGAAGGTGCATCTGCATCGTTTGACGGAATGGTAGAAGCTAGCTACTCATTCGCTGCTAATGGTGCGGTTACAACGACAACTGTTTAAGGATACTTTATGAATGTACTGGAGCGAGCCACAGCGCATTTCGATGCACAAGGCGTTACACGAATAGAAGTACCAGAGTGGCCTGACGAGAAAGGTAATCCGACTGTCGTATACAGTCAGCCTTTCACGTTAGGTGACCGAAAGAAGTTAATCAAATTCGCACAGGAAGATGATCTGGAATTTATTGTCCGCATGGTCATCATGAAGTGTGAAGATGAGTCAGGCGAAAAGGTGTTTGATCTGAGTGACAAACCCACGCTGATGAACAAGGTTGATCCTGAAATCATCTCGCGTATCGCTGCACAGATTGTCGCAAGTCCTTCTCAAGAGGAACAAGCGGGAAACTAACGAACGATCCTGAGTTAATGGCTAAGTATGCCTTGGCTGAACGACTACATAAGACAGTGGCAGAAATCGATCAACTGACTTATGAGGAATTTAACGGATGGATCGCATATTTCGAGATGAGGCGCAAAGATGGCGAATGAAAAGATAAATATTCTAGTCGAAGCGCAAGACAACGCCTCTGCTCCACTCAAAAAAGTTCGTGGTTCAATTGACCAGGTTGGCGCATCAGCCAAGAAAACTGCACAGACTGCTAGAGGTGTCACTGACTCAATCGGTGGTGTAGGCCGTAACGCAGGTCAGGCAGGTATTCAGGTTCAGCAGTTTGTCGGACAGCTACAAGGTGGCGTTAGTCCGATGGTTGCCTTGTCACAGCAAGCGGCTGACTTAGGTTTTGTCTTAGGCGTTCCTTTAGTCGGTGCAATCGTTTCAATCGGTGCTGTTGTCGCGGGAACACTTCTTCCTTCATTGATGGAAGCAGAAGAATCATTTGCTGATCTACGCAAGGAAGCAGAAGGTCTTGGTATTGGCCTGACGCAATTGCCTTCAAAACTAACTGAACAGAATCTCTTGTTACTTGGCACACAAGCAGGTCAAGCAGGACAAAAAGTTCAGGGTTTACAGAAAGACTTACAGAAACTCAAAGGCGATCTAATTATCGCTCAAGCAGTTGGTGATAGTGCAGATGAATTTGGTGATCTTGGCACTAATGTAGAAGCCACAGAAACAGCAATTGCTGAGTTAGAGATTGAACTGGCTAAGGCAAATCTTCAGTTAGATATTGCCAACAAGAACGTCATGAATTTCTCTGATTCTTTATATGAGCAATATAAACGCGCACAAGAGGCAAAGAACGCCATCACCAATTACTACGATGGTATCAAAGCAGCGAACGTCACTGATAAAGATCATCTTGATGGATTGCGTAAGAAAGCAGACGCACTAAAGGCTCAGATCGATCCAATGTTTGCCTACAACCAGGCGGTTCAAGAATATGAACGCATGGCGGCAAACAACCTCATCACTGAGAAGCAGTTAGCAGAGGCCAAGAAAGTTCTGCGTGATCGAGTCCTTGGCGTTAAAGATGCAACTGATAAAATGAATCTCACGATGCAGAATGTTCGCGCTACTGGCATTCGATCATTAGAAGATGGTCTGGTTGGCATTATCACGCAAACAACATCTGTCAAAGATGCTTTCCGTAGCATGGCAAATGCAATCATTGCTGACCTTGCTCGCATGGCTATTCGTAAAGCGATCACAATGCCTCTTGCACAGAGTTTTGGTCTAACGTCATTCGATGGCGGTGGATACACGGGATCAGGCGGACGTTCTGGTGGTGTTGATGGCAAAGGTGGATTCCCTGCCATTCTGCATCCAAATGAGACAGTCGTAGATCACACCAAAGGTCAAAGCATGGGTGGATCGCCAATCAATGTCACACTGAATATCTCAACAGGCGTAGCGCAGACTGTACGGACTGAAATACAATCAATGCTACCGATGATTACTAACGCAACCAAAGCAGCTATCGTAGATGCGAAACAGCGTGGCGGTTCATTCGCAAGGGCAATGGCATAATGGCAATCACATATCCTTTAGCGTTACCGACTCACACGGGCATTCAATCAGTCAATCTCAGAGCAAACGACATTGTTGGTATGAATATGTCGCCTTTCTCTGCATCACAGCAGGTGTACAAGTACACTGGACAATTCTGGGAAGCAGATATCTCTTTGCCACCGATGAAACGCGCTGATGCTGAATACTGGATTACATTCTTGATGAAGTTGAATGGTGCTTATGGAACTTTCTTACTTGGCGATCCTTCCGCAAATACTGCCCGTGGAGTGGCTACTGGCAGTCCCCTTGTTAATGGCGCATCGCAAACAGGCTACGAACTAATCACTGATGGTTGGACTCCTGACACAACAGGAATCCTCAAGGCAGGTGATTATATCCAGTTGGGATCAGGTTCTACCTCACGCTTGTATAAAGTCCTCGATGATGTGGACTCAGACGCATCAGGGAACGCTACATTCGACATTTGGCCGAATCTAAGGTCATCACCTGCTGATAATGCAACAATCACTGTATCGAACTGCAAGAGCGTCTTTCGCTTATCGACTAACGTGACAGAAATGAATGTGAATGAAGCGTCAATCTATGGCGTTACATTCGGTGCTAGAGAAGCCTTGTAATGAGTCGCACATTACCTGCTGCATTAGCCACTGAGTTTGGTTCAGTTGAACTCAAGCCATTTCAGGCAGTAGAGATTACGTTTTCTGATGGAGTCGTTCGTTTCTGGACAGGATACGGAACGCTAACTGCTGATGGACAAGAATGGGAAGGTATCGGTCAGGTATTAGGTATTTCAGAAGCAACTGAGGCTGCTGATCTAGCCGCAAATGGCATTACAGTCACTTTATCTGGCCTCGATACATCTGTCTTATCTGCAATCCTCAATGAGAACTACAAACTCCGTCCATTGAGGATTGCAGTCGGTGCGCTTGATGCCGACAACGTACCAGTATCAACTTTGTATAAGACCTTTGATGGTAGAATGGACACCATCAACATTCAGGAAAATGCAGACAAGGTAACGCTAGTCATAAATGCAGAAAGCCGTTTGATTGACCTGAACAGACCGCGCACACGCAAACTGACTGATGCTGAACAGAAGTCACGGTATCCTGGTGATGATTCTTTAGCGCAAGTTGCATTGCTCGCAGATCGACAGTTGGATTGGGGTAAATAATGGGTTTCTGGAAAAGCGTCACCAACATTGTCAAAGTAGCAGCGATCACTGCGGCTGTCGCCTATACAGGTGGCGCGGCAGTTGCTTATTTTGGCGGAGCAACGGCAACAGCAGCACTTGCTTACGGAGCATCGGTTGCTACAACGGCATTTGTGATGACTGCCGTAAGTGGTGCGGTCAATGCAATTCTTTATGATGAGCCAGAAGTTCCAGATGCCGGATCATCGATTTCAGGTCAGCTAGTCACTACACGCAAACCTGCTGAAAACGCACGAATCATCTACGGTAAGACACGAGTCGGTGGAAACATCGTATTCATGGAACTGACCAACGGCAACAAAGACCTGTACATGGTGATGACGCTAGCAGGGCATGAGATTGCAGATATATCCAAGATTTACGCTAATGACACAGTGATTAAGACTGACCCTGATTTCAACACGCAATATGATCTGTCGTACAACGGCAAGTCTGGATATCTATCCGTAGAAGTCAGTAATGGCTCTGACGAAGGTACAGTATTCAATTTGCTATCAGGTACTTCAGGTTCAGGCAAGCGATTCAAAGGCATTGCTTGTATGGCTGTCAAATTGACTTACAACCAAGATGTATTTGCTCAAGGCGTTCCAAACTTCACTGTTGAGTGTACTGGCAAGAACTCATCCGCTAACGCTGCCACAGCCATCAAAACATATCTCTTGGATGCTGAGTATGGATTAGGCGCAGATGCCTCTGAAATCGACACTACGGCCTTCTCAGCAGCAGAAACAGTGTGTGATGAGGTCATTACTCTAGCTGACGCATCAACTGAGAAGCGTTACACGGTCAATGGCGCATTTGGATCGGGTGAAGCACCACAGAATATCCTTCAGAAAATGCTTTTGGCGTGTTCTGGTTCATTGGTCTATCAAGGTGGGCAATGGAAACTCTTAGTCGGTGAATATCGTTCGCCTACTGTTGAGATCACAGAAGATGATCTGGTTGATGCTATTAGTGTATCTACATCAGACTCACGCAGAGATACCTTCAACGCTGTCAAAGGAATTTACTCAGAGCCAAGCAGTCTGTATCAGTCACAGTCATATTCACCAATCATCAATGCTCTGTATGAAGCAGAAGATGGCGAAACGATTTATCGCAATGTCGATTTCCAGTTGGTCACTTCAAATGCCACTTGTCAGCGGTTGGCTAAGATTCAGTTAGAGAAGGCCAGACAGCAGATCGTTGTGAATCTGTCATGTAACCTCAAGGCATTTCAGGTGCAGGTTGGTGATACTGTCCAGTTGACGTTAGACCGCTATGGTTGGGATCAGAAAGAGTTTGAAGTCCTAGCTTGGGACGCTGACATGGGTTCACTGAATCCGACAGTGAATATCAGTCTGCGTGAAACGGCATCTGGTGTTTATGATTGGGATGATGGCGAGGAAACTGCGCTTGATCTAGCAGAGAATACCAATCTTCCTGATCCGTTTGATATTGAAGCACCTGGTCTCCACGTTTTTGATGAGCTTGTAGTCATCGCAGAAAAGGTTGTTACTAAGTTAGTCGTTCAAGTCTCTGGTGACTCTACATTCTTTGATCGCTATGAAGTAGAAGCCAAGCTAACGACTGATGATGAATACATCAACATGGGTCAGGCTTCAGGTACACGATTTGAGTTACTCGATGCTGCTGATGGCGAGACTTATGACATCCGCGCAAGACAGATCAGCACAATGGGTGTCCGGTCTGACTATGCAACTGCTCAGCATCAGGTTGTTGGTAAAACTGAACCTCCATCTGACATTACTAATCTCAGAGGCAACTTGATCGGCAACCAATATCTATTGAGTTGGAGTCCCGCCCCTGATTTAGACCTGTCTTACTATCGCGTTCGCTTTGCGGCAGAAGATGGTTCGCCTACTTACAACAATTCAATCAGCCTTGTTCCTAAAGTTGCGCGTCCTGCCACATCTGTTCTTGTCCCTGCTAGAAATGGAACATATTTCGTTAAGGCAGTCGATAAGTTAGGTCTGGCATCAGAGACACCTGCATCGATTGTCTTGTCGTCCAACATTGATGAGCTTGAAAACTTCAACGGTGTTCTCACACTGAATGAGCATCCTGACTTCAACGGTACTTTTGATGATACGGTAGAAAATGATGAAGAAGATCGTCTAGTTCTGACGACTGCACTTCTGTTTGATGGGGTTACTGGTAACTTTGATGATGCAGAAGGGTTGTTTGACGGTGGTTCAGGTAACGTAGACCTTGAAGGTTTTTACTACTTTGACGACACGGTTGATTTTGGCTCTACGTTTTTGGCTCGATGCCGTTCTGTCATTAAGCATACGCGCAGAGACTATGTAGTTCTGTTCGACTCCACTGAAGGTCTGTTTGATGATCGTCAGGGTGTATTTGATGGCGATGTGAACGCATTTGATGACGTTGATGTAGAAGTACAGGCTCGCACAACGGATGACGATCCAACTGGCACACCAACCTGGTCAGATTGGGTTCGCTTTGATGTCGCTGACTTCAGATGTCGCGCTATGGAGTTCAGAGCAAAACTAAAAACGACTGACGAACAAGCAACACCTGCTGTGTCATTCCTTCAAGTGCAGATCGATATGGGTATCCGCACTGAGTCTGGAGAAGATATTGCCTCTGGTGCAGCGTCAAAAGTGGTAACATTCACTAGACCGTTTTACGAAACTCCTGCGATTGGAATTGGCGCACAAGATATGCAAACAGGTGATTACTACACACTGTCGTCAAAAAGTCGTTCAGGGTTTACAATTACATTCTATGACAGCACCGATACTGCCGTGAGTCGAACATTTGACTATGTGGCGAAAGGATTAGGACGCGAGGTAGCATAATGGCTCAAGCAACAGACGTATCAATCGCTAACCAGGGCTTTCCGGCCTTTAGATCGGACTTAAACACCGTTCTTGAAGCGATCAATACAGTAAACTCAGGCGCAACAGAACCCACAACGACTTACGCCAATCAACTGTGGTATGACTCATCAACAGATATTCTGAAGATGCGTAACTCAGACAATGATGCGTGGATCAGTATTGCGACACTGAATCAAACGTCTGATTCTGTCACTTCATTCTCTGGTCTTGTGATTGGCACAGATGTTCAAGCCTATGACGCTGACAACGCAGTCACCGATGCTGCACAAACATTTACAGCATCACAGCGTGGCACAGTCACTACTGATAACGATCTGTCATTCGACATGAACGTGACCAACTTCTTTAAATGCACACCAACAGGCAACGGTACGCTGACGTTCACGAACATCACAGCAGGACAGTCAGGCAATATCTGGTTAGACAACTCTGGCGGTCACACTATCTCAGCCGCAGCTACCACATACATTGCCAGTGCAGACCTCACTACCATCTCAACAGCAGGGGTGTACTTCCTGTCGTACTACTCTGATGGTACGAACGTGATGGTCAGTGCGACTCCGGCAGTCACGAGCGCAGGAGCATAACGTGGCAGTATTGCAAGGTAATGCAAAGCAAGGCTCTACACGGGGCTTCTATCCTAGAGTCATTGAAGGATCGCTACGGTTTAACGATGATGACTCTGCGTATCTGAGTTGGACTCCTGAGTCTGGATCAGGCGCATCAGCGTTTACATTCTCTGCTTGGTGCAAAATATCAAATATTGATTCTAGGCGGGTACTATTTGCGGCAGGAGATTCGGGAACAAATCCGGGCGGGTTTGATTTGCGGTTTGAAAGTTCTGGTCACCCAAACGGTGCTGTTCTAGTCGTAGTTGATAGTGGAGGAGTAAATTCAGCTAGAAAAACTCTTGCATTCTTTAGAGATACATCTGCTTGGTATCATGTTGTTTTTGCTATTGATACAGCGGAAGGAACTGGAAACAGAACTAAGATTTGGGTTAATGGTGTACAACAGAGCCTTACTGGAACTGAATTATCATCGAGTTATACAACTAGAGTTTCAAACTCATCTTATGAGCATTATGTTGGAGCAAACAAAGACGGTACAGTCGGAAGTCATTACAACGGCTACCTAGCCGAAGTCCACTTCACAGACGGTACAGCCTACGATGCTGATGCGTTCGGTGAGTTGAAGAACGGTGTGTGGGTGGCTAAGACTCCAGATGTCACCTACGGTA